CAGAAACTGGTACAGCGTTCCGTGGATATGCCTTTGATTGGTCAATTACTGGTGCTGGATGACATTTAGTTGACAAAACTTTCATCTGACTCTTTATTTTGACGCATTTCTTACACAAAAGTTGCCCATAGTATTCATTAAGGGTATAATTCTTTCATGGGACTTAAGACAACACGTAAGCAAATTGTAGAAGAGGTGCCTTATGGCGTCTATGTTTGGGAAATGCCAAATGGTCAGTGGATTGGTGACGAGGAAGGCAATTTTCTTAACATTTCGGCGATGAAGGGTGACAGGCGGAGAATCCAGGAACTGAAGGATGCAGTCCGCAGCTATGGAATTACAGAAGGAAAGCCGTTCTATTTGTCGGGACACCGTCAGGTAACGGATGAAGAGTTTGAGAATCAGAAGCGCCGCATGGCTTTCGGTCTCGTGCCGGATGACCATGATATCGCAGCGTTTCAGGAAGGGCAAGCCGAATAAATGACAAACAGAGTTGTATCTGAAGTTGAAGATAGGGAAATTGAGGTCCGTGTAGGCTCAATTGTAGAGTACCGTTCGTCTTCTACAGAAATGGATGTATTTTCCAGGTCTGCTGATGAAGTAAGGAAGATGGACGGAATTACGCCTGCCCTGAAGCGCAAGACGACAAGAGAATTGCAGAAGTTTCAGCGCGGTACCAGTGGCGCTAAGACAAAGAGAGAAGAGCGGGATGAAGTAACTGGATATAATCTATTCGAAGTAGTTCTTCCTCCTTACAATTTGGATTATCTAGCTGCTCTGTATGAGAAGTCGTCTCCACATGCTGCTGCTGTCAAGGCAAAGGTGAAGAATATTGCCGGGTTGGGTTATGATTTCGTAGAATCAGACTCCACAAAGGCATTGCTTGACAAGGCAGAAGGAGATGAAGCCAAGCTTTCATCAATCCGTCGCAAGTTGGCAAGGGGAAGGACAGAGCTTAATAACTGGTTGGACTCATGTAATGAAGAGGATGAGTTCGATGAGACGTTGTCAAAGCTTTGGACTGACTACGAGACTACAGGAAACGCCTACCTTGAGATTGGCCGCAAGAATACTGGAGAGATTGGCTATATCGGCCAGATTCCATCAACAACATTGAGAATTCGCAAGCAGCGTGATGGTTTTGTGCAGATTATCTCGAATAAGGCGGTGTTTTTCCGTAATTTCGGTGACAAGGAGACTTCTGACCCTATCGGTCACGACCCGAGGCCGAACGAGATTATCCATCTTAAGAAGTACACGCCCACCAATAGCTTTTATGGCGTACCTGACATCATTGCAGCGATGACATCTGTTACTGGAAACGAGTTCTCGTCAAGATTCAATCTTGACTACTTCGAGAACAAGGCAGTGCCACGTTATGTAATTGTTATCAAGGGTGGCAATCTGTCTCCGCGTTCCGAGCAGCAGATTCTAGAATTCTTCCAGGCTTCTTTGAAGGGCAAGAATCACAGGACACTGTATGTACCGCTTCCCGCCGACGAGGAAGGAAAGAAGGTATCGTTCGAGATGAAGCCTGTTGAGACAGGTACTCAGGATTCCAGCTTCAACAATTATCGCAAGGGAAACCTTAATGAGATTCTTATGGCACATGGTGTGCCTATCTCAAAGGTATCTCTTGGAGAGGGTGTTTCTTTGGCGGCGGCGAAGGATGCTGACAAGACATTCAAGGAGCAGGTATGTCGTCCAGAACAGAGAATCCTTGAGAAGAAGTTGAACAAGATGATAAAGGAAATGACAGACGTCTTCAACCTTAAGCTGAATGAGCTTTCGCTTACAGATGAAGATACTCAGTCAAAGATTGATGAGCGCTACTTGCGTCTTGGCACGTACTTGCCTAACGAGGTCCGTTCTCGCAAGGGAATGCCAGGAATCAAGGATGGCGACAAGCAGATTGACATTTCACCTCAAGTGAAGGCAGAGCAGACAACGCAGGCTTCTGGTAATCGCCAGAGGGACCAGCAGCGTCAGGCTAATTCAACTGACAGTGCGTCTTCAACAAATTCAAGGAACGCAAAAGGAGAGGGCCGACAAACCCCGTAATTAAATGTTCAACATTCTTAGAAGAATTTGGGAGAATCTAGCATTCGCCATTACGAGACCTATCAATAAAGTGGCAGCTTTCACGCTGTCGGTTTACACGTTTCTTTGGGGGGTTTGGCTAGCAGTTCCTTTCTGGGGAGTCTTTGAGAATGCTACTGCTTATAGATGGTTGTCGTCAGTTGCCCCAGAGTATGCTTGGGGTAGCTTGGCGATTGTGGTGGGCATAGTTATGACATATGGCATTATCAAGAGTTCGTATAATTCACTTACGATTGGAGCGTTTTCTGGTTTCATTCACTGGCTTATTATCTCTATGGGCTACTTCTTTGGTGACTGGAGAAGCACCGGCGGTATTACCGCAGGAGCAATGGCGATTTATTGCGCGGCTATTTACCTAAACCTAAGAGTTAACCACAATAATTTGGCTTTTGAAAAGGAACCTGATACTATTTGATTATGGATATGAAGAAGGCTCAGTGGACGGCAGATGGAAATAATATTCGTCTTGCAATGCCGCTGTCCAAGGTTGATAAGGAGAATCGCCTGGTCTCAGGTTGGGCTTCTCTTGACAACGCTGATTCCCAGGGTGACGTAGTCCTCAAGGAAGCAAATCAGCGGGCATTCAGCCGCTTTCGTGGAAACATCCGTGAGATGCATCAGCCTATTGCTGTTGGCAAGATGGTTGATTTCAAAGAAGATTCTTATTTTGACCAAGAGACACAGAAGTTCTATAACGGAATCTTTGTTACAGTTTATGTGTCCAAGGGTGCTCAGGATACTTGGGAGAAGGTTCTCGATGGAACACTTCAAGGATTCTCAATCGGCGGTTCTATTGTAGATTCAGAGACTCAGTGGGTAAAGGACGCCGGTAAGGCAATCCGCTTCGTCAAGGACTATGAGCTTATTGAACTAAGCCTGGTTGATTCACCAGCTAACCAGCTGGCCAACGTATTCTCGATTACAAAGTCTGCCGATGGTGGACAGGTAATGAAGGGAATGGTTGCCGAGACAAGCTCAGAGAATGTTTTCTGGTGCGAAAACGACGGTATTGCCAAGACTTCAGCAGATGACACAGCCTCTTGTGGCAATTGCGGAACCGCAATGAAGAACATCGGATGGTTTGAGTACGACAGCAATGAAGACAAGACTCAGAAGGTTTCGTCAATCGTTGCAAATCATTCTTCTAGCACGAATGGTTCTGTGGATGAGCCAATCGCTAAGCAGGAAACTGCACAAAACGAAGGAGGTGTTATCGTGACAGAAGAGAATAAGAAGGAAGAGACTACCGAAGCTCAGGTTGAGGCCGGTTCTTCAACTACAGCAGTAGATGAGGTTGCCGAGCAGGGTAAGGCTGAGACTGAGGTCGAGTCAAGTACAGAGGCAGTAGCAGAGAAGTCTGAGAAGGAGACAACTGAGGATAATTCTGAGGTTGTAACAGAGGAGCCAGACATCGCGAAGATGTTCGGTGACCTACAGACAGCTATTGAGTCTGGCCTTGCAAAGAATAGCCAGGACGCCAGCGATGCAATTATCAAGGCTACTGAGGTATTCGAGAACAAGGTAAATGAGCTTGTTGAGAAGCACAGCGAGCTAACAACTAAGTTTGAGTCTTTGAAGGCTGAGATTGGCGGCGTTGAGAAGCGTCTTGACAGTGTCGAATCAGAGACTGCTATTAAGAAGTCCGGAGACCTAGGCGGGTCAACGGAAGAAACCCTAAATAAGAGTAAGGGTTCATCAGTATGGTCAGGGCGCTTCCTCGGCCTTTCCGACCTACAATAATAAATTCGTAAGAAATATGGAGGTGACAAAACAAAATGAGTAACGAAATGCTAGAGAAGGTTATCCGTACCACCGAAGTTGGTTCTGGTGGCGGTGGTCTTCTAAACGCTGAGCAGGCAGACCGCTTTATCGACTATATGTGGGATGCTACTGTACTTGGTTCACAGGTACGAACAATCAGAATGCGTTCGACAGTTCAGGACATCGACAAGGTTGGTGTTGGTGAGCGCCTGATGCGTGTTGCAACTGAGGCTGTTGACGATGGTGTCAACGCAGGAGCAGTCTTCACGAAGATTTCTCTTACAACCAAGAAGTTGCGTCTTGACTGGGAGCTTTCAACTGAGTCTCTAGAAGACAACATTGAGGGTGACGCCCTTGAGGACCACATTGCGCGACTAATGGCAACTCAGGCTGGTAATGATATTGAGGATGTTGCTATTAACGGTAACACTTCACTTTCTTCTGACCCGCTAATGAAGGCATTCGACGGTTGGCGCAAGCTGGCCCTCGCAGGTGGACACGTTGTTGACAACGCAGGACAGCCACTTAACCGTGCTGCTGCAAACAAGGCTCTCAAGGCTATGCCTAGAAAGTACATGCAGCGCCGTAACCAGCTGAAGTTCTTCACCGGCTCAAACCTAATTCAGGACTACCTATATGGCCTAACCCAGGCAAGTAGCTCCATCATTAGCCTTGAGCAGGTTGCACAGGGAGTTACACAGAATGGCGTACGAACCGAGGGTCCAGCAGGATTCACGAGTCAGTCAATCTTCGGTGTTCCAGTGCAGGAAGTTCCACTGTTCATTGAGACACTTGACGGAGATTACTCCGGAGAGACCGGTGACCATGGTGACCTATGGTTGACATTCCCACAGAACCTTCTATGGGGTGTAAAGCGAGAGATTCAGGTCTACCGCGAGTTCAAGCCTAAGAAGGACACCATCGAGTACACAATGTACTGCCGCGTTGGTACACAGATTGAGAATGCAGACGCTTTCGTCGTTGTAAAGAACGTCAAGGTTTCCAGCTAATAATTCTGTTAGACTGACCCCGCCCATTTCGGGCGGGGTTTTGTC